TGTAACAAATAGTTTTCCATCTTCACCTTTTTTTGTAGCAGGAATCACTTCTTGTTTTTTGCTAATTCCGCTATTTTCATTGAGGCCAGGCTGATTGCCTGCTTTCTTTTCTTCGGCGACAGTTTGTTTAGTTTCTCCAGTATTTTTTTGTCCATCAATATGCTCCTCAACCATTTTAGACAATACAGCGCGGTATTCAGCGTCTGTTTCTGTTTTCAAGGCGGCACTATCAGCAAGATCAATTACGGTATATTTATCCACCCCATACTTTTCGACCAGATCCTTTACAACATCAAAGACATCTTCATCTACTGACGTAATTTCATTCTCTGTCATCTCAGAAGGCAGGAAAGCCTTCCTTTCAGCGACGATTTTTGATCGGACAGAAGCTCCTACCTTTGAAGATGCTTCTCTTTCTCTCGTCACGACATCTGCAACCTTGCGCAATTGTATTTCTGTAAGACTTCCACCTTTTTGCAGGACACCGATATAATTGATTATTTCTTTTGCAGAATATCCGAGCCCACTAAAATAATCCTGATATGTAGATTTGTAACCTGTTACCTTCGCAGTTCCACCTTCTCCCTTTGTGGTATAATCAAAAAGTCGGCCGCCAGGTTCGCCAGCTTTTAGGTCAGTGACAATCCTCTTGAATGTGTCAGAAAGGGATCTTCCGTCACGATTTAATTTAAACCGCTCTTTCCCCCGGGTAATACCAGCTGATTCAACAAATAATCTTCCGGTACCATCCAGCGAAGATGCCTTAGGAAGGGCTGCTTTCTGTATCGCTTGAGTGGAAAGCTTCTTAAGCACAAAACCCGTTCCATTCTTAACGATTTCGTGTGTTTTCGTCAGCTTTTTCCCGACAAGGAAGATGTTGGCGCGTTTCTTGGTTTTGAACGGAAGTCCATTCTTTTCAGTTATGATATTCTGAGTAGCTTCAAGCTTGTCTTGTGCTGCGTTAACTTTTTGTTCGCTCAATCCAGGTTTCTTATTTCTGATTTCATTTATTTTGGATGCTGGAATAACCGTTCCAGATTCAGTAATAATATTCCTAGGTTGTTCAATCTGCCTGTTTCTGCCGAGCGTTGGTTTCAACGGAAGCAATCCGGCAGGCTTGATCTGTGTCGGACCCTGTGACAGGTCAATCTGCGGGCCTGAAGGTTCTACAGGTTCAGCATATACCCTCTCTGCGTTAGGGATAACGGCAGGGAGATTTTCAACAGGGGTTTTCTGAGTGAGATCTTTGTCTTGAACCTTGTAATTATTCTCCGCAGCACTGACGATATCGACCGGCACTTCGTTTTTAATCGCCTCTGTGATGTTCTTTGCCCAGACATCCGCTTGCGTTTTGTCGGACTTTTCGAGGTGCGAATAAATCACCGATGCCGCTGCAATTCTCTGCTCTGCCGGAGTGTTCGGAGATTCAAGAGCATTGACCATTTTCTTTGTCTGACTGGATTCTCTCGCCCTGGAAATAGCACCAAGCGGACCAAGCATTAAAGTCATAGCCGCCGCAGGGCCAGCGGTATTAAGCGCTGTCTTCAACAGGCTGGTATTCTCTCCGGTATAATAATTTTGTGTTGCGGTATCGGCAACATCCTGCGCCACCTCAGTGGCCGTCTCTGTCGCCAGGACTTCGGCATATTGTTTGATGAAATTCTTTACCGGAGTTTGATTCTTCAGTTTAGAAAGAACTTCAGATGCAACCTTTTTGCCACCGAATACAGTAGACCCTGCTTTCAGGAAATTCCCCAGAACATGCCCTGCAATCATTTCACCGCCTGCCTGGTAGACAGCAGAGGCAAGTGCCGCCTTCTTCGCCTTGTCTTTGTCTCCGGTCTTTTTAAGCACGCTCTCGTAGGTGTCCTGATAGCTCCCCGCACCAAACAGACCGGCAGTTGTTGCCATTCCCAGGGCAGGGTTGACCATATACGAAGCACCGACAGCAAGACTCGGCGGAATAGACTCTGCCCCAGCTGCGAAGGTATTTGTAACCACATTGTGGTCTTCTGGGTAAAGTTTATTTCTATCAAGATAATCGTCATTGATATTAACCAATGACTGTGCCGCTTCATAAATTGGTGAGCCTTCAGGAGTCAAAGCTTTCCCGGCCTGTCCGATCATGCGAGGAAGCGTTCCAATAACTCCACGCTCTAAACCCTTACCAACCTCGCCAATTCCACTTCTTTGCGGTCTGTTGGCATATTGAATCGCCTCAGCTTCAGCAGAAGGATTGAATCCAGGCGCAACTTGAGATGCTGTCGGTTGAAAATACTTATCAAGCGATTCTCCGCCAACCGCACTCTCTTGCTTTGGAGTTGTAAAGTATTTATCAAGATCGGGCATGGATCCCTCTATTTTTTGGCTACATTCGAGAAATGCTTCTTCTCAAGTTTGGCGAGTAACCGCTTCAATCGCTTCTTTTCCGCGCCGGTTGTTCTGGCAATTCTCTTTTTCAGCATAGCCCTTTCTCGCGCCGGAAAGAAGGAAGAAATATCTGTTTTTGTCGTAGGCGGAGTTTGATCTAACCGCAACTGAAGTTCTTTGATTTTCGCGTTTATTGCTTTCTTGTTCGATAGCGGATTCTGTGATTGCCTTTTCAACTCTTCAATTTGCGAAGTGATGGAATATCTGTCCGTAACATCTCTGTTCTCACGAAATGTTTGTTTTCTTTTCTGGCTTAACAACCCACGAGATTTTTCTTTCTGTCCAGATTTGGTAAGTTCGTTAATCTTAACAAAAGCGTCCGGGTTGACATCTCTTGCCAGCATCAGAAACTCACTTCTATCTTTCTCGTCAGGGATGCTTGATGCTTTATCCAGAATGGTTTTAGCGGCGTCATCAACCGACATAGTGGTGGTGTCTTGCAGGAACTGCTGTGCCAGTGGCGCATTCCCGGCGCTTCTCGGTCTGGTTGCGTTGGTAACGGCGCTTGCAGGCCATGCCCCAGATTCCTGAAGTTGGAATTCGACCGCTCTTCGGTCTTTATCATACTGATCAGCCATCTCTTGCGGCATATTGGCAAAGACCTTGCGCATACTCACCTGACCGGTAACGTCATCGACGACAGAAGTCATCATATAATCTTGCTGCTCCGGCGGAAGATTTCTTATGCTATCGGAAAACTTCCTGAAATACATGTCATTCAGCTGACTCATTGCTTCTTTATACCGAGGGTTGTCGAACTTTACTGAGCCGTGAGTTACTTCAGCCTTAGCATCAAGAAGTCCACGTTTAAGCCGATACTCTTCCTGCATTTTCTTTGTGCTTAAATCATTCACAAAGGTTGCCTGTTCTCTTGCTGATGCAGATTTTGCCTTTGCTGCCACGGCTGCACTCTGCGCTTTCAGCGGACTCATGTCACCAAGGCCGATTCTTGCCGATTCCAGCGCACGAATCCACATGGCTCGCTTCTTTACATCGCTGACAAGTTCGCTAATTGGAACGGTTTTTACTTCATTATCTCCATCAGCTTCCGTCAGGCTATATTTTGTTTTCGGATGCTGTTCGATTGTCCCATCTGGCAATTGGACATTAAGTTTGAAATGCAATCCTTGTCCATCCTGAGAAGGATAACTCCCGGCGATTGTCTTTCCAGCTCCCAATTGACCATCATAAATAATATTTCCAGCTGACAAAAGTTCAGATTCCGGGATATTTTCACCTGAAAATCTTCGGGCCAGGGTATCAACCGCCATTGCTTGCGCTTTTCGTTCATAAGGATCAAGCAGTTTCTTTATGTCCGGTGGAAAATACTGCTGATTTTTCGTATTCATCATCCATTTGGATTGCTCAGGAGACAAACCCGCTCCGTTTTGAATGGAATATTCAATCCCGGCCAGCATGTTCTGATCGGCTTTGTTGGCAGACAGTCTTTTCTGTTCGGAAATCTGCCAATCTCGATAATTCGAATCTTTCTCATACCGCAACTTAGTCAACCGATCGTTCTCGGCTTGACGCTGGTCTTGATTAATCAATCGTTCTCGTTGGAACCGAGAATTATTGATATTTTCACCAGTCTGAAGACCTCTTGTGAACCCTTCGACAATACCCATGTTTAATTTCTCCTAGAAAAGTCTCGAAAGTCCCCAAGCAGCCAAACCCGCCAATCCTATCGGCCCAAGTACAGCTAACCCTGGAATTGCAGCACCTGCGCCAGCTGCCTCAGCAGCAGCCAATCCAGCGGCAGGAGCCATTGCACCACCTGCGGCAGCAGCAGTCCCGCCAACAGCTTCAAGCGCGGCCGCACCACCACCAGCAGCACCGGTAAGACCAACAGCGGATGCTATCTCTGGAGCATAAGCATAACCAAGTCCCATTCCGGTACCGATTGCATTCTTCTGCTGTGCATCTTCTGCCATCTTAAGCTGTTCATTTGCTTGGGAACGATATTCTTCTAAGTCCGCCGCTCTCTTCCCAGCATTCAGAGCACTGCGTTTATAATTCTGTCCAATTTGAAGAAGACCAGCCATATCAATAGCCTCCTTGTGTGAGTTTTTGTTTGCCTGAATTTGTCAATCCACCATCCAGAATAGCTCTGTCTCGATCAACCATATGCGATCTTGTGCGATTAGCCAGATCTACCCGAGCGAGTGTCCTGTCAAGCAAATTAGATCTACGTTGTGCCGCCGTCTCCTGGGGGGTGTATCGCGCTTGATATCTTGACTGAAGCAATCCTTGAGCCGCTTCTCCACTATCACTACCAAGATTGGCAAACTTCCTTGCTTCGTTCAATCGATTAGTCATAAGACCTTGATTCCGGTATGATCCAACAAGCTCCTTCTCCGCTCCTCCGAATCTTGAGATGTAATCCTCCCATTGATTCCGGTAGAGTTGAGCCATGGTGTCGCGGGCATTCCCGCTAAAATTTACATAGGCCATCAGGCTCTGCCTCCCATCATCAACCCACCAGTGAAGCCGATAGTAGAAAGAGTGTCATCCTTTGCCTTTCTCTTTCTAAATCTGTCACCAACGGAATTATTTACTGCACGAGTAGCGATGTCGCCAAGTCCGCCAATAGCTTCTGTCGCTTGCCCCCTGCCGACTGCAACAGCCTGACCGAGCCCTTGGTACAGGGAATCATCCACGAGTTGCGTACCGGCCGTCATGGCCCGCCCTGAAGACAGCCCACGCTCTCTATTAAGCGAACCGGTTGATTCGAGGAATTTACCGCTTCCAGGCGCTGCTCCTTGGCTGAATAATCCACGCTGCAACCCAGCCTGTGCTTGATCTGCCCGAAGACCGATCGCGCCTGAAGCCTCTGAGGCGACATTAGAATAGTCTGCCGTAGAAGGACGAATATCTTTCAGCCACATATTCTCAAGGGGAACATAAACATCCTGATATCTGTTCCACTCTCGAGAAGCGACGTCAGCAAGCGCTTTCTCTTGTGCCGTCTCTGGCATTTCTCTGTTTCCACCGCCACCGGACATAATTATAAACTCCCTCTGAAAAGAGTATGCTGTTTGTTGAACATCCGTGCCCACCCTTTTCTGTTGCTGGCAAATTCAATATATTCTGCGCCTGTACTTCGACATAGATCATAAATCGCCGGAGCATAATCTTCTGCCTTCCGCCATGATGGACAATAGGCAATATCAATAAAAACTCCACGTTTTCCATTATGCGAATCTGACGTTGGAGAAAGAATTATAAAGGCGTCAGATTCCTTATTGATATAAAGTGAAGATTTTCCACTGATAAGAAGATGATAAATGTCTTCTTGGGTGCAATCCAGCCGCTGCTGAGCGATAATTGTAGTTATATGTCTTTTGATCCAATTCCAATTATCACGCGCTGAAGTATGAATAATCTCTTTCATTTCTTATTCCCAAGATAGTGAACAATCCTTGCCAGCAGGATCAAAATATTAACAATTGCCAGCGGCTTGATTTTCCCGTTCGAGTTTAAAACAATACTCCTGATATGACTTGCAACTTCCGCACTTGAAAGGCGTAAAAACTGAGAGACAACAATGTCAGCTCTTGTTTTCTGCTCATCTGTACCTCTGTGCGTAATTCTGGTCATATAGCCTCGATTGTTAATTCCTCGTCCAGGTACGGCCATGAACTCACCTTGATCTGTAGTGTTGTGGGGACATCAGAGACGATTTCTGCGGTACCGTCGGTTGTTTGAGATTGAACTCCGTTAACTGTTACTGTTGTCGGTTTTGGCAAATTGGAAATGGTTGCTTTATTCTCTGGCAATGCAAAAACATCTGTCGGATCTGAGGTTATTTGCGTTTTATCAATGGTTAATCCAATTGACGGCCGGGTAGTAACGGTTCCGTTATTGATATATTTCGTTTTGCTGTCGTGGTTTCCAACAACATACGACGATATGGCTTCATCAAACTGATTTGTTATTTCATCGTCAGGGCATAATACGATCGCTGTAATCTCACCTGTCGATAAAGTATAAATAGAAGCAGTTATCATTTTTTCACTACCCCGCAATATAATCCCCTGCTGGTAGTGAAAATGGTTGACAATGTTGACGATGATTGAATTTGTAATTTGTACGTATGCGTTCCATTCACAGGAGAATCTAAAAAAGTGAACCCATAGTTGTTTTGCGCATCGTTTAGACCAAGATCATTAACAATTTCACCTAATTGCGTTGTATCTCTAACTATCCTTACAAATGTTGAATTATCTGCAAAAGTATTGTAAAAGTTTATAAATCCAGAAACAACAACTGGAGGGTCAACTGTTCCTCCTATACTTGCGGCGGTTGGGACAATCACCGTCAACGTAAGGACATCTAGCCAAGTAGCCGCATTGGTATTTGCTGAAGTAACCGAACTAATTGCATAAGGGACAGTTACAGCGTCACCAGCGATAGACAAAGAACCAACCGCCAAATTCGCTATTTGTGCAGAACCTACTGCAAGATTAGCAATATATGTTGCAATATTTGTCGACGTTATTTGATTCCCAGACCAAACCACCGGATCTGTTAACCAACTTGGTGCCTGTGGATTGGCTGAAGTTACATCGGCGCTATCTGCGGGCTTTCCGGTGCCCGCAACTTGTGTTGCCCAATCTGCTGAACTTACGGTTGCTAATGCCCCTTGTCCTAAAATTGATTTTGCATCGAGCAAAGCATCAGAAAAATCTCCTGTAAATGTGACCCCCGTTAAATCAGTAACTATCCCAACATTCCAACCAGTTTCCCATTTGGATATTTCGTAATTAGCGAAACCAGCTTGAAAGTTCTTAACAGCTATTTGAGGGTATGCCCACACTGTTGTCGTTTCACCGATTATTATACAGCAATTTGTTCCGTCATGGCCAAAACGAACACGGTTATTTGAAACTGTATTGCCGATTATTTGAGCAAATTCATTTAACCACTCTGGTGTTAAATCATAGTTATACCCACCGACCAAAAGTTTAAAGGATGATTGGAGGTCATATAAATACACATCAACCTCAAATTTAAGCATAGTCCCTGTCCACGACTGGGGTAATGTCACTTTAATCGCCCCTGTAACATTAGTATTATTAGAATAGGACCCTCCCTGTGGATTTGCAATTGTGGTTACATTGTTTTCTAATTGGCGATTTGTTACCCGATAGTCATCATAGTTTGTTACATCTGCATTATCAGCCGGTTTTGTAACTCCTGTGACATAATCCCAAATTGCACCACCACTCGTCAGAACGATATTCCCGGAAGAATCCCGAAGTGTGAAACTTGTTCCGTTGAACTCAAGGATATTTGTCGTTCCGTCATTGCATTTAAACGTGCCAGGATTTATCTGTGTATATTTCCCCAAAGCATCAATAAGCTTGATATATGGAGCACTTGCGTTCAGATCTAAAATAGCGGTCGGGTTTGTTTCAGCATTTTGAATCAGCGGAGCAATAATCTTCAAATATGCGGTTATCGTCCCGGCTAAAATCTTATCTGCTGCAAGTTCCTTGATCATTGCGTTGGTAACTGTCAAATCACCAATAAAGGCCGCCCTGATAACCATTGCGACGATTCCACCAACAACCCCAACCTCATAAGGAGGTTCAAGCGTAAAGTCTTTCTCTCTTTGCCATGTGACCGTATTGTCAACAGTGTCATTGCCAACAGTCGAATCCCAGGTTGGTTCAGTTGTGCCGGTTGTCCCTGCAACAGTGACGATAAACGCCCCGTTCTGAGCATAAATCCGATCACCAACAGAAAAGGCAGTCGACGCTATCCATTTTGAATTATTGATCAGTTGGAGCAGATATTCAGGATCGTCAGCTGTATGCGCCAATGTTCCAGATGCTGAATTAAAAGGGCCGGCTAAACCATCAAGATTGACATGCCTGCAAAAATAGTAATAGTCCTTCTCCAGCGATTGAGTAGGCGGAGTGTCAGCATATAAGGCCGCCTGCGTATCTGCAATATTTACCGCAGTAGCCAGATTATCAACATCATTCCGCCAGACTTCAGTGTAGGCATGCCCGGTGTAGGTTGGAGCACTCCACGAAAGCAGAATCATTGCAAAGGCACCGGTTGCATTAAACCCGGTTGGTGCATCTGGAGTTTGATAAACAGCAACCCCATTTACCTGAGTATTCAATGCTGAAATTTGACTGGTAAGTGAAGTATTGGTCGAACTTTGGCTGTTAACCGCTTGCTTTAACTTCGCAAGAGCAACCCTTACCTTACTGTCTACACTACTTGGGGGTGTCGGGAAATTGACAGTCATCGTAAGTCGCTAAGCCTTCTCGCCAAGGTTACAGAATTAACAGTTACGCTTCCCACCAGTTTCACCTGAAAATCTCTAGCCATGTACCCGCCAGGAAGAAGCACAGTATTATCATCTACGACCAGGACAGATGCCTTCTGCACCCCCTCAGCGTACAAAGAAGCCGTCAATGGATAATCCTCAGCATCAACCTGCATACATCCTAAGTTTGTTTTCTTTGGCGTTCTCATGGGCGGACTTTCCCAAGTGAACTCTTTATCCGCTCCGGTTCCATAGGAGACAATCTCACCGCTAACCACCAGATAGAGGGTATCGGTCAGACTATCGTTCCATGCCGCCGTTGCTGTGAAATCAAGGTCGATAATTGCCTTATTTCGGAGATCTAAAACGAACCCGGAAGTTGAATTAAACCCATAGTATTTCCCGTCATGAACCGCACCAAGTAATTCACTCGGGTTATATGCCTGCCACTGTGCCCTGCTGAGAATCTTCTCGGTGATGTTTCTCGTTCCGTCCATACTGGTGACCATTAACCCATCAGGAGACGGCCACGCGATAGCCTCACCAAGATCAACGATCCCACGCTTACTGACACACGATTGGTTAATCTCAAGCCTCTGGATGGACATTGAAGCCGGGTCATCACCGGAAACAATATAAGGGTGATCTTCAGTTAGCACCAGAAGTGAATTACCAAATACTCCCAACCCGACAATCGTTTCAGAGACAGTTAATCTGTATCCTGTGGGATAGGCGTGAGGTTGATAGGGTTCAGAGAAACAAATCCTGTTCCCAGCGAAACCAGCGATAACTCCACCAGGCATTGAAACCACCCCAATTAATCCAGACGGCGGCATGTCGTAATCTTCAGATTGAAGTGTTGCTGTTGCTGCAACGATCGTTGTCGTGTCGGAATATATCGTAGTTGCGATATCTACTGTTCCAACCAGGTAGTAAGTTGTCCCATCCGCAGTTGTTTTTGTCCGGTAGATCCTCTTTTGAGTGATATTGTAATTCCCAGTTGGAACACCATCCATTGCCGATAAATCCCAAGTTTGACTTGTAGGATGACCGGTTAACACATCTGACGGCGGTGAAGGCGCTCCCTCTTCTCCCCATCCCGAAACAAAAGTATAAACATAACTCCGGTCTTCATCTTCCGTGGTATCTGAAGAGGAGCCAGCCAGTGTAACGGTAGGGGCATTAGCCGGCGCAGGAACCCCAAGAGTATACGCCGCTGTCGGATAATCAGTCCCGCCACCTGTAGCAATAGAGGAATCAGTAACCTGCGGCAAACCATCTCCAGTGAAATATGTTCTCAGCAGGGTATCGTCAGGAACCGGGCCACGAAGCACATTGACATCAAGCGGCCAGTGAAACCAGAAACTTGAATTATATCGATAAATGCTTAAAATTGTCCCCGTTTTCGTCGGAGTCCAGACGTTTGTATTGCCCTTCAATGGGACAAGCGCACCGCTGTCGGTATTGATATTTGTTGCGGTAACAGCTACATTTCGAGGCAGAAGTTTGCTATCTACAATCGGGCGCATTCCTATGAATTTATCGATAAGAAGCTTCAAAACGTCCTCATTTGAATACTTACTGCTCCACTTGTTTTCTTCCTGTTGATCGAAGCGAGAGTATTTACAACATCGACATCATATTTATTTTGATACAGCCCTGCTTGTTGCGGGTCATACAGCGGATAGGATGGGATAGAAAACAGTTTCGCCAATGCTCCAGCAATGAGAATGTCTTCAACCTCAGCAAATCTATCATCCAAGATAGTTGTTGTCCGTGTAGGCTGAAGCGAAACCGTAACAATAACGTCAGAGCTGGAACTCGTCGGGATTGGATAAAAACCAATCTTTCCATCTTCAGTGATATAGTAAGTCGTTTGCGTATCAGAGGTTGAAGTCGTAAGTGGTTTTTCTTTCATCGTCAGAAACCGTTCTCCCTGGCTGACAATTTCAACTCGAATGATTTTTGTATTTGTTGGATCAGTAAGAGTGTATTCCTGCGTTCCAGACACAGCGGATATTGTAAGGTCGCTTGTGTACCAAAGCGTTCTACGACAGAATGCCCTGGCTGTTTGCTGTAGGGCGGAAAGAGAAAGTGCAGACTCTCCCGGATAGATGGTTTCCAGCTCTTCGAGTAGTTCCGTGATATTCACAGCGTCTCCAGAAATTCAAGCGCAGCTTTTTTATTGGTCCAAATTCCGCCCTTATCTTCAACCATTCTCTTTAATTCACGCCAATGCATAACAGAAAATTCAATTTCTTCTCTTGTCGGATACGGACCTTGGCTGATGATGCTTTTATCCATAGGTTTAATCCCAGTCAAGGTCTCAACTTCGTGCGGTGCGTCACACGGTGACATATCCTCGCGCAGTTTCAGCGCCTCGGTCTCAATATAGATATGACCACTGCTTGCCTGTTTGAGATATTTTGTCATTGCGATCCCATCCGGTGCGGCGAGAGTAATTTACCCGCCGCACGATTATTAATTTGTAGGATGTTTAAAAACTGCAACACTGAATGAATTAGCTGCGGTTGCAGCAGCAGCAAGCGTTACGGTCACAGCACCGGTTGCACTGAGTGCGATATTGTCAACAAACTGATCCTGATTACCCGTTGGAACGATACCAACGATTGTTCCGCCAACGAGATCCGAATCAACAGCAGACGAACCTGTAGTTGCGGCGGCAAGAACGGTAATAGCGACAGACTTGAACAATGGCGTTTGAAGCCTGAGCCTGTTTACGGTGAGATCTTCATATCTGGCCATTTCTTACTCCATGAAAAAAAGCGGAGAAGGGATTAACCCTCTCCGCGAATAAAACCGTAAATTAACCGGCGGTAGCGTACAGATCGGCCATCATTGTCGGCAGCACGACCTTGAAACCGTAAACCTGAAGACCACGCATCAATTTACCGAAGTCGTTCGGGTTGGGGATGATCTCGTTTTCGGTCAGCTGGGTAGCAAACGTCAACGAAGATTTATGCCCGGCCAACAGATGAAAACACTCGGTAGTGTCGGTCACGTGAGGCAACTGGTTGCTGACATAGACCATAAACCGGTCGATCATACCAATGCGGCCATTCCGCAGAGGTGATTTGCCATCACCAGTCAACGATGCATCCTTCAGGTCACTCGTCTTGAGCCTGGTTGCGGCCCATGCCGGAATTGTCAACCACCGATCAGTTTCCGGGGCGTTCTGCTCATCAAGCACCTGGCCGAGCTCACAGATTTTATCGATGATATTGACCTTTGTGAGGGTAATTGGCGCAGTGGTTGCACCCAGATCAATGTTTCCTGAGATCGCACCGGCGGTAGCACCCTTGTTGGCTGCGGCCACATCAGCGTAAATCCCGGCCAACACAGACGAATCAATCGAGACCTTCATTTGCTGTGAGCCATGATCGGCCCACTTGTTCACATAATCAATATCGGCCTGTTTTTCTTCGACCCGGTTGATCGACAGGTTGAAATACTTACCTTTGTCAATCAGGAGTTCGACGATTGTCGTGTCCGGGCGCTCAGAGGCGAGCGTCATACCGATACTGTAATCCGAGACGGTAAAGTCGGGAATCGTCCGAATAGTAACTTTATCACCGACTGCACTGATCTCACCTTCGTACTTGGTATTCGAAATTTCACCAAATACGGTTGCTGCGTAAAACTTGTCGAGCAATACGCCCGACCATAGTTCGGGAATGTACTTTCCCGACATCGTGGTAATACCTGCATCTACTGGATATGCCATGGTTGTTCTCCTTCTGTCTCCCGACAGTAGTTATCTTCTCTGCCTCCCGGCAGTGATCAATTAATAATTCGACCTTCCTTTTGCGCGAGGAAGATGTCAGCTTCCATAGCCGCAGCTTCTTTTTCTCGCCCGAGGAATTGGTTATCTCTTTTGTCTTTGAAGAACTTTGTGATGTCAGCGCCACTCCATATTTTTTTATCTGAAGTGACCGGGGCCTCACCACCTTGTTTTTGAGGCGATACTTGTGAAGAAATAGGCGGTGCAGTAGGTTTTACGCCAGAGAATGCCTTAAAGATTGCTGCAACACGCGAAACGTTAAGAGCGGCCTTGGCATCATCGAGAAGCGCCTGCCGAGTTGAACCTGTGATCTGATCGACTTCCTCAAGCCATTTTAGCCAGTCGTTACGGGCATTGATTTTCTCCCATTCTGGAACAGCCTTTGTTAAATCGTCGAAAAAATCACGTTCTGTCACTGCGGCGGTCTGCTCTCCGATTGAACCAACGTCATTCTTTGTATCTTGAAGCTCAGCTGCCATTTTGTTGACCTTTTCGGTCAGGGCGCTGATAGTTTTCTCAGCTTCAATGTTGCGTTCAGCAAGCACCTTGAATTCCTCCCCGTATTCTGCAAAAGCGTCTAGATCGTATTCAGGATCGGTTGTTACTTCAGAACCGGCCTGTTTTTCCGACAAATCGCCGATGATTCCTTCCAATTCTGCAATCTTTTCGTTCATGCGGGGGATCTCTGCCATATACTTTCCATACAGAGTTCGGTACTTTGCCTCCCAATCTTCTGTCAGAGAACGTGTTTCCGGTTGAATGTCAGGTTCTACCTGAGTTTCAGTGTCGGACAACTCCTCTGTTGGTGTCTCGGTATCCTTTTTCTCAAGGGCCGAGCGGATCTCCTTGGCGTGTTCTACTTGCTTCTTAACTTGCTCCGGTACTGACATGTTTGGGCCTCCCTAGGGGTCTCCAACGTGAGGGCCGTCAGGTATCCTCACGGTTGCGAATGCTTCGTATGGCGTCCGAGGCATTGTTAATACTATCAAGAATCTCACATAGCAAACGGGCTGCGCCCTGCGCTTGGCGTGTCTCCGCTTCACCACTGGCCATAATGAGACTGTCTGTAATAACGGTCATCGAATCGTCAAACCATTTAATGATAATTCGACCGTCTTCAGTTGTCTTTAAACTGTTCAGTGCAATCAGGACTTGTTTGCTTTTACTTTCCATCATGCGGTTGAATAATCCCCTGTTCTTTGACCGCTGGGAAGAACATCCTGAGAAACATTGTTACCCTGCGGCTGACCTTGTTGTGCAATTTGCTGTTGTGATTGCTGAAACAACATCCTTTCAGTTCCAAGCCGATCTGGGATGATCTTATTGACATCCATGTCTAGACCATCAAAGACACTTCGCAACACCTCAGAAAGACCAGCAGGGCCGATAATCTGCAACACAGCAGGGTTCAGGACGATTCCGAGCAATTCGTTTTTGCGAACAGCTGTCTGCTCTTTATTGATGAGAGTTTTCGACCCTTTGGCAACGATTTTTGCGTCACCAGCATAATCGCCTAACTTCTCAGGGGCATATTTCAAGCACCACCGATAAAGTTCGGCCAAGCTTGGCTCAACCACTCCAGTATCGATGTTACGAACAATACCCTTAATCCCCCGTGTAGCATTATTCATCATGATCGAGGTACCGGTAGCAGTGCCAAGAGCACCACCACCACCCTGCTGACCATATGAGAACCTCGGGATTCCAGCTTTATTGTCAGCTTCGGACGAGAAAAACTCGTAGGTCTTAAGCAGTTCGTTAATTGCGTTCGGCGGTGTGAAAAAGCTCAACCCTTTTGATTGTGGGGCGGACTTGGTATTGATCTGCCAGACTCTCCAGGGCCTAATGTTGGTAACGTCCTCGCCGTCAGGAAGTGCAGCCAGGTCAATAACCGCCTGTGGACCGCTACAGATCGCCATGTTGTTCACAAGGTTTCTTGCTGCCGAGTTACACAGACCGCCGATATCTCCGATCAAATCAGGAACACCACTCCCCCAGATTGTACCGTTACGCTTACGATAGCTCGTTGCATAATAAATTGATTGATGATCCGTGCAGATAGTTGCCTTGATCACCTTATCTTTAATCAACCAGACCTCAGCCCGGTATTCTGCCAGTGGATCAGGAACATCTATCCCCCATTCGATCAGTTTCAACCCCTGAACATCACCCCAGAATTGGAGCGCATCGATCTTGTCGCTTTTTTGCGTTATAGAATTGTCTGCGGTTTGTTCGGTAGCTACTTCTTCAAGCCAGCTCGACAACTCACCATTGCCAGCTCTGGTTAAGATGTCATCAATAGCTTTCGGATCGTATCCGTCAACACCTTTCATCGATGCCAATCCAGATCTTGTGATTCGATGTCTCTCTATTTCCGGCCCGTCTCCAGGAAAGCATGCGCCGGGAGCAGGATAATAATTGAACGGGGAAACCCGATCGAACTCAATCACAAACTGATCGGTTAACTGGATTGCACCGTCTACCCATTCTGTAGATATTTTTTTCCTGACTATCGGCCCCTTGAGAATACCTGCCGGAAACGTGACGATATCAGAAATAACCTGGCCGAGAGCATCCTTGAACTTTCCCTCGACCAAAATATCATTTATCGCTTCTTCGAGCTTTTTGATCTCCTCTGTCGCGTGTTCTTCAATTGCCTTTTTGAATTCAGACTCGACTTCTTCGATATAGTTTTGCATTTCGGTCGGTGCAATCATTCCCGACTGAATGTCGGTTTGATATTGCGCCATCAGACGTTCAGCAATTTGCTGTTTCTCTTCGTCCGAAATGTCAGGTATCGGTGTTTTATCCAATCCCCATGCAGAATCGGGACCGAGTAGCAGATCTGTCAGCCAATCCTCGACCGCTGTACATTTTTCATCGACCAGCATCATGTAAATTTCACTGCCGCCGGTTGACCTAATGTTGGCTAATTCCGTTTCGGAATATTCACCCTTTCGAGCCCGAAGAGCAGAGTTTAATTTAGGCTCAATGTCGGCCTTTGCGTTCTTGTTGCGCTGCCACACATCTCTAACATGAGTAGCCAATAGCGACAGAACAACCTCAGGAGTGGATAGTTTCGCCAGCTCCTGCTGCTGATACTTGTCGATCTGTGCATTATTGATAACTTGGAGTCCTGGCATTATGTCCATCCGCTAAATGAGATTACTTTTACCGGCCTTGCCGAGTTGCGCATAACCGGAGTAGGGCAATACCCTTGGGCAAATTGCCTAAATGCGTCTGATCCATTGCTTGACCAGTCGTGGATCGGATCATCGCTATACTGTTGGAGATCAGCATTGAACCTACGTCGATATGATCTCAATGCATTAATTCCACCTGCACATTTTGTCTTATCGAAATAGCATTTGTGGAGGACCCTGCGTGTCATTTCAATCCCGAGTCCGAGACTTTTAATTCTCGGAACGATATCAATCGGATGCAGGCCAGCACGCTCTAAAATATCTCGTCTTGATTCAAACCCTGATAAATCGGTAACAGCTCCATCGTGAGGCAAATAATGCCCACCATACAAATACTGTCGATCCTGGAGAACTCTGGCGTAATCCGCTATTTGCTGACCGCTGTCCTCGTAATAATCGATGAATCGATACTCGCCAGAGATGTCCTGCATGAACCAGATCGCTGTGGTATCATTGCGACCTAGGTCCCAGAACGTATAAACTGGCAATCCTTTCTCGTGCGGGACGGATCTTATCCGCCCTGAAAGCTGAGCCTCTCCCAATTCATCGCCATAAACAGCCCCAGTTATCTCAGGGTTATCCCAGCGTCCATCCAACAACGCGCGTCTGTCGGCCTCTGAGAGCTGCATTAATTGCTCTCGGTACCCGCTATTGTCAAAATGGATGTTATCGGAGAGCTTTGCGGGAATAAATCTACGCCTGAACACTCGCCCGTCGATCTCTACCATCGACGAGGTGGCGGCTCCGCTATCGTCAATCCCCCATCTGGCCTTAACCCATTTGTGCCCAATACCGCCAGGGTTTGTCGTCGCACGGCAGTAACATTGTATTTTAGGGTTTACGCTCCGCAGCCGAGACATTAAATACTCGTAGGAGATTGGCGTAGGCCATTGTGTTAACTCATCCCATCCAATCCACTGATATTGTCTTCCTTGATATTGGTGCCTATCCTGCTCGCGCTCCAAATATCCGAACTCAATCACTGCGCCACTGGGGAATCGCCAGTATTTATCGCTCGCCAGATATTTAGCGGCAGGAGATACAACCCGGTAGATCTCACGGCTTCTGTCTATCAGCTCCCGCAGTTCTTGAAATGTCCGGCGGATAATAAGTGCTTTGTAATTGTTGTACTCAAGCGCGTTTTGCTGCAAACCGAGAGCATCAACTAGGAGAGCATCGCTTTTCCCACCACCTGCGGCACCGCCGTACAAAACTTCATTTTCTGGAGCCGCGAGAAACAGGGTCTGTTTGTCAGTCGGCTTCCACGCTATTTTTTTGTGGGACAATGATAAATCCTAATGGCTCGCCATCTTTCCCAGTTAACTCGTGATCCTGTTTGTCGCGCCAATTACGTTTTTGCCTATTCTTCAGCCAGAAAATCATAGCGGTGGTGTCTCCATCAATGGCTTTTCTGAACAGAGAATCGACAACCATTCGGTCCGAATCGTCCTTACCTTCTTTTATGGCCTCAAGAAAATCTGGAAACTTTTTCTTCCACGCATTAATCGTTTGCTCTGAAACGCCAAAATAATTACCGAGATCCTTATCTATATATCCGAGTCTGCAGAGTCCTGTTGCTTGCGCTGCATACTCTTTTTTATAATCTGTCGGCCGTCCTTTGTTACCCACCTCGTTTATATCCTCCGCAATCTAGACATCTGCCATCAGGAGTTAGCGTCATCCCGCATTTCGGACATCGTCCCATCGTTTGCCTCTCTTAATAGTCTCGGGTTGGGGTGTCTACAGATCTCTCCACACATGCAGCCACGAGTGTCGTAAAATCTACCGGCAGAACAGAATGATTTGCAAAACTCGCTGTCAACGTTGTTTTTGTCTGACATCCGTGAAATCGATCCCCGTAATTGCCGTGTAGCAAACGATATCAGTATTGCCCATACCGTGGCATTGACTATATTGGAGCCGCTGGCAGGAATCGAACCCGCGACAGCCTGAGTACAAAACAGGCGCTCTCCCAACTGAGCTACAGCGGCGTTTGGATTATGCCGTGCGCTCGAAATGCCCAGGGTCAAACGGACTCTCCCAAAACATACCGGCTCTGTTTTTGATGTTGAGTGACTCCCAGTATGTTCCAACCGGGCCGAGCAATGCCAAGATTTCCTTTTTAGCTTTTTTTATCTTTTCAGGATCTTTGGTTTTTTTTGCCTTTTCAACTTTATCCATCAAATACTGCCCATTAACCCAAAAATTCAAATCAATCGCCTGCCGAACTCTGTGCCTGCTCTCCATTGTATTGCTGAGTCCGGCATTGTATTTTCTGATTTGCTCCTCGTGTGACCTAAATAGATCGCCGCCCGTGGCTTTATATCTGATATCGCTTTCCATCAAATAAAATATCAGCCTTGCTTCATCCTTCAAAAACTCCCATTGCGCATCGCTGGTCATGGTCCACCCCGCCAGAAACTCAGCCCCAGTTTGATAATCCCGTATATTGCGCCGAGGAATGCGATTATAACTGATAGCCCGATAGTAGATGATGCCCCGTTTACAATTTTAACTATCCGCCGGATCGATGATCGCTCATCCTCGGTCGGGAATGCGTGGCATTTTATGCATCTATCACCGATAGCATCAACAATTGCAGCTATATCAGCCTCGGATAATTTGCGGCGGTCGACGTGGTCTGCAATCTCATTCAAAAATCAGCTCCTGAGGTGTGTTTGAATCATTTTTGATTTGCCTGATACGCTCTGACATGTCCCATGATGGATATTTGCTACAGTTGCCACACCCTGTGCTGCACGGGCATCTACGCGGACACTGAGACGTGCAAACAACGCAACATCTATCAGGTTCCAACGTATCGCCACACGGGCAGGTTTTCAGCATTGCGACTCCAATAAAAAAGCCCCAACCAGCGGGGCAACTGGAAGGGGCCGACGGGAGTAAATCCCATCTGGGCAAGATCGCATTTGAACATATTATAGCCGTTTTCAATCATTCATGCAAGTTGATTAATCAAAATAAATACTAAAGAGCAATATATTTCCCATTATTTGCTTGACAGGAAATATGCTTCTGCTATTATATAAATAACTCAAACACACATGGAGGACGACATGAAATTAAGCGAATTGGCAAATTACGTAGCGGAAATGGAAGCTGAGTTGGCGTATGGTTCTGAAACTTCGCTGCTTACTGGTTTTGTGAACGAATTTTGCTATGTCAGTGACGCGCAAGATAGCGACGATGAAATTGACGACGATATATTCGACATCTGGAAAGATGCCTACACAAAATACCAAGAACTTGAAGAGGCCGGGGAAGATTTTTGCATTAGCGATTGCTTTTAAATAACCCAAACAAAAGGGGTGAATCATGGCTAACAACGAAATTAAATTTGCAGTCGTGCAAAGTGGTTATGCTATTTTTGGTGCAGGCGCAACGTATGATGAGGCGTTATTTGACTGCATCGAATGGGTGGAAGAGGTCGAAACTATCTGCCAGGTCGAGGATCTGCTTGTTAACCAGCATAATGTTGTAGATGGTGATTTCTACATGCTCGAATCTGACGATGATGAGTTTGGAGATTATCTGAAAAATCAAGGCGGATTTGAAAAAATCGACGGTAAGTGGTTTTTGGCATAAAAATAATCAAATAAAGTGGCCCATCATGAAACGAATCAATGTTAAATTTGACGGCCGAGAAATTACTTTCCTGACGGTAAAAGACTTGATTGTTACGGTTGCAAGGCATTACGGGTATGATTTAATTCCTGATTGAAAAGGAGCGGTGAAATGGATCTGAAACAAACGATACTTGGTAAGGGCTGGAAACTCAAGGACGCGGCAAAGGTCTGGAAGATTACGCCCAGGCGGTTGCGGCAGTTGATCGCAGAGGATAGTTTCAGAACTCAATGCACGGTCCGGGGATTGCCAAATCGCTATAAAGATATGGATCAGCAATTAGAATAATACCTCTCTGCCACATCCTCGTAATATTGGCGGTTGCGGTTCAGTTTATCCCAAAAGTTTCGCAACCGCCTCCCAATCCTGCACGATTCTGATCTATCCATCGGCCGACTATCGATGTGACACGAATATAAATCTCTCAGATCATTATTTTCCATTAGTCCGCGCATGTCGCAATACCAATTCAGCAGCCATCCCGCATCGCCTCGGCCGCTCGTCTGGACTATATTTTCAACGTTTGATGTGTTTATTGCTGAGGCTGAGTTTAATGCTGTGCCGACCTCGAAAAAAGCTCTGATTATGCGTCGATTTGTCACATTTAACCCTTTTTGTGTTTTTTCTAATCTTATCCCTGTATATTGGATATCACCGGGTCCCGGCTATCAACCTGTTAGTTTTCTTGGGCTAGGCCAATCCAGAACAGCACAACAGACCCAGCAGACCAGGGCCCCTCAGAGGGAGAATTGTAAACGTGCATCAACGAGGCAATAACCAGCATTACAAGAGCCCCAGAAAGCAATTTTCCTTTATTCATATCGTTTCTCCGTAGGAAGCAGCGCAAACTAACCAAATAATCAACCGGAAGGAACTGGCTTCTGTCTTCCGCGAACCATCCGGCTACAGGATTTGCAGGGTTGTCCTTTACACAAAACTCTGTCATAAAGTCTGCATTCATATTTCCTTCCATATTCATCCATCTCGCCGCCTCCGGTTATCGCTCCTCGTTATACGCTTTCACCTTTGAGTTTCCTAACCAGCGAAGGATATTCCGACAGAATCGCTTTAATGTATGCCCTTGGTTCGAGTGTCGCTATATGTTCCCACTCTTTGTCATCCTCAAGCATACGGGCAGTTTCTATATAATCAGCACGTATTTCGGTTATACTATCTTTCCGTTGGTAAACAAAAACTGTTTTATCGTAATTCATTTCTTTCTCCAAATCGCGCATAACAAGCCAATGAACCGGACGGAATATACTTCTCTGCAAAATTGATTTATTCGTACCATGCCAAACCTTTCTACCGCCGCCGGTTATCACGAACCGTTATATTTTAAAATTGGCATAGGCGGTAGGAATCGAACCTACCCAATCGGTTTTGGAGACCAATTCGCCAGCCTTGGAACATGCGCCTATTTACTGGAGCCATCGACAGGATTCGAACCAGCATAGATCTCCTTACAAGGGAGGTGCCGAACCAATTTGGCTACGATGGCAATAAAATATAACAAGCAAATCAAGTCGGACTGGAACCAGCAGCCCAGATACACGATAGGTTATACGCTAATTTCGTACAGCTCAGCGCCAGCCGCTTATCGGCGTTCATTAGCCAGCCTTCGGCAAATTGAATTCTTCTGCTATTGCGTCGGCCGTTCTTTTCGCCTGTCCCTCATAAGAACTTTCGGAATATACAATTTCTATGCAGCGTTCTATCATATCCGATATTTTCTCTCGTAATTCAGCACATTCCCTTTCTTCGGCTGAGCGTGCCCTGCTACACGATGCAAGGCCTGCTTTAAGCTTTGCGATTTCTTCCGCTGCTTTCCATGCGGTAGAATTCTCTATCAATCCATCGGCACGCATTCCCGCTATTTTCCGTAAATCATTTTCGATGCTATAGTCCATAATTTCCCCTTTTGGCTAACCATCAAATCAACGCGGACTGGTGATACATGCGCGTGTCTCGAATAGGTCAGTGCTGGTTGAGGCTGCACGTCGCAGCCGGTTATCGTTTCTCGTTAGATGCCTTCGTTTAACAACTCTTGGCACGTTGCGATCATCAACTTTTTATTTTTTGTCGACACATCTTCCCAATCCACCCGTGACAGCTTTCTTGTTAAATATCCATACTGCGGGGCCAATCTTTCGTATGTATCATGAAAACGCTTCGCCAAGGTTTCGGCTTCTAACAAGCCAATCAACGCGGAATTACTATGCTTCTGTTTTTCGCATTCGTTCTCAGGGTGTTCAAACCCACAATTTGCGCTTCCCATAATCTCTACTCCTTAATCCGTAATCCGGTTATCAGCGGTCGTTAGATTCTAAAACCATCAAAAGGAGGGGCATCATGCAAAAGTACGCAGACACCGACCGAGATTCTGGGGTTGATAGTTTTGAAATCAACGAAACATCCATCACCGTAAAATTTAAAGGTACTGCCAAAACTTACACGTACAGCTATCAATCAGCGGGACAGCAGCACGTAGAAACAATGAAACGCCTTGCATTGTCCGGTGACGGACTCAACGCGTACATAAACAAAAATGTAAAAACAAAATTTGTGCGTTAGTCTTCGCAGGCTATCGGTTTGTTTTGTAAGGTGCGTCTTTCTGCCAGCGTGTTGTAAGCAACAATAAAACTGTCGAACTCTTCCGGGTTCAGGCTTTCAGTTGCCATTACACAGCACCTTGCAAGGCAAACTTCATCAAAAGACTTTTTTGCGTTTTCCATATTTAAAGAAATTTTTGTATCAATCATTTCGTCTCCGTTTAAAAAGAATCTAACAATTTAATCAACGCGGACGGAAAATACTTCTGCAATTTGCGAATAATTCGGTGGTATGCGAGCGTCAGGCCGCCGCCGGTTATCTTCACCGTTAGCCATTTATAAATTGGTACATAAACTCGGCTAAAACCGGAGGCTTTTTCTCCCCTAATTTTTTAAGGACATCGCGCCTTGTTCCTTTCCTTAGCAGTGGCCATAATTCAATTATTCCGTCAACAAAAGCTTGTTCCTCTTTTGATATATTTTTATGACTAACCAGCCCATCAACTTTGACGGAATCGGCTTCTGTTTTCCCCGGTACGCAGTCTGCAAAATCTAAACAGTTTTGTTTTATACAATCAGTCTTATTGTCACGTTGGTATTTCATTTCGTTGATATCCTTTCTGCGTTTCGCCGCAAGTTATTATAATCATTAGGTGTAATAACTCCAACCATTTTGGCACTCGTCCAAATCAAACGCCTTTAATGACGCAGTAGTGTTCCATTGTTCTTTTGCAATCTTTATTGCCTCTAACTTATTGTAGGATTTAAAAATTCCAACATTACTAAGTTCTGCAATACCAGAATTATGATCGTATATAATCAGAAATGTTTTCATTATTATCTCCTAGCTTTAAACGACTCCACGTCACACCTAACAAATAGATCCAGCGGAATGCAACCAGCACAGTCGAATCATCGATTAATTCTGTGCTTATCCAACGGCTCAGGGCATCCGCTGATCATTGGCGTTAGATTTTAAACCGGCGCAAAGGCATTAGCCCCATTGATCTGCCATTGCCTCGCACCAACCGTCATATGTTTCGCTTCTCAGTCGTTTTCTGTCAGCACTCGGGGGCATCTTCCAAACTCGCTGCGCCCGTCCCTCAACAATATTTGTTGGTTTTAGCTGAGGCAGGCGATCCAACCAAAGGCATGTTTTTTTCGTCTCTCCGTGCCCATATTGCCAGGGGTGAATATATTGTGTCGGTTTTCTCATGCTTGTCTTCCCGAGCACGCCTACGGGGTTTTCAAGCGCTACGCCGACCCTTGCAGTCAGCTTTGCCACGTGCCAAAGGGTCTCGGTCCATTTCATCGCAGCAATACGCTCGTAGTAGCCCGCTGTGCCTTCTCCATACCACCGATTCCCGGCGACGGTAAGTTTTGTGCAATCCGGGTGCAGTATTACCACATCCCAAGGGCCGTAATTAACGAGCGCCTCAAAAATATCCATCTGTAGATGCTTGCCTGGCCGTCGTGTTGGTAAAACATCGCAACTCCAAGCGTCATGGCCTTTTGCCTTAAAAGCATCCCTCACTTTTCCGTTTTCTTCGCAGCCCACCAAGACTTTCACATTAACCCCTATGTCTGCTTTGCAGCCAGAGCCAGTTCAAAATCTAACAAAACGTTCGAGTTGACGGAAATTACCTCTGCGGTCAAGGCGGGAACAGTCTATTGCCGCACCTCAACTATCTCGTTAGTTTGCTTGCATCAGCCAATTAAATTCATCCTCTGCCATATCTTTTATGGCTATTGTAATCGTCATCAAGGAAGGGTCAAAGTTAACGGTAATGTGTGCCGTAAACCAATCAATGTCAATGTTCTGGTCGTCAATGAACTCTCTTATTTGGTGGAGCATTTCTTTCTTAATTGCCATTCCTCGCTCCTATCATCAGCGCAACCTAACAAGTTAATCTAGCGGAAGGGCTGGCCTTCTGTTTTAAGCGCTCCAACATTTCCCAGCCCCTCGCTGATCGTGGTCGTTATGTGCTTGAATACTGCGGGACTACAAACAAAGCGTTGATTAAATCGTCACCCTGCTTGCAGCCCCGGCTTCCCGTCTTTCCGGGCCATCAACATGTAGAAATCAATTATCCCAATATCAGCAGCAAAGGTATTATTTTCACTACAATATGCGTCACGATACGCTGTATAATAAAAATACATATCTAAAAGTTGTGGCTGGGTGAATCCATCAAAAGGCTTTGTATTTAGTACATCCATGATTAATCCTCACATAACAAACAAATCCAGCGGA